GATATAGAGGTGTATCATCTGTTCCTGATACAATTAAAAACATAGTCATAATGAATCCAATTGCTACTGCTGAATAAGTAATAGCCATCATCTTTTTAGTCTTTTTAGGTAATTTAAAAAAAGGTATTTTAGGTAATTTTCGCTTCGTTAAAGCCAAAGCTGGAATTTTCCATTTTTTATATTTTAAAGAAAGTTTTTTATCTGTAGACTCTGCTTTACTTTTTATCCATGTCTCTTCAGGTGTTGTCATTTTCCGTTAGTTTGCTGTTGGATTCTTTGACACAACGCTCCAATTGCCATTGTCACGGGATTCGCAAATATAGCAAAAGCCACTAAGATTATATCCAAGTGTGGTGCTACTGCCTCTGGATTTGTAGTTGTTTTCCAAACAATAATAACTCCTAGAATAATAAACGCGAAGATTATTGGTCCTATGAGTACGAGTGTTAGGAAATCTGTCCCTGTAAGAGTATAGGATTGTTGGTCGGATGCCATCTAACTCTGCCAATTA